ACTACTGTAGCCGTTGCTGGTGTACCTCCTGTGCCTGATACTTGAATGTAGTGACCGGGATTGGTAGATACCCCGGTTGATGGGCCTAATGTCGTAGGTGTAGCACTACCACCGTTGATCGTGGCCGTTCCAGTCAGCGATGTGACGGTTACTGTAGTAGCGTTGAGAACATCGATACTAAACCAGATAGTCCCGTCCGGTGACGGTTTCGGATAACCATTCGACTCACCGTAGTTGAAGTCAGGGTTTGCTCCGTCAAAGTTTGTCCATGGGATAGCCGTAGCTAGCAAATTTCCTGATACATTCACACCCGTATTGTCGGTGCTAACCACTGGAGCAATCTGTGGCTCTTTTACGCCCATCTTATAAATGATTCCCGAACTGGAAACCTTGACCATCCGATTGCAGGCGAAAGTCGTAGGGTCGCCACTGTATAGATCGGTAGTTGAAATTGTTACGCAGTTGTTTGCGACCTCCAAAGCTGCAGGCGAAGGGGCTACATCTCCGATGTACATATAGGGAGGCACAGCCGCGTTGGGACGAAATGGAACCATTGAAACGGGATTACCACTTAACCCTGTCGCAATCGACGTAGCATTGTTGAAGAGCGATGTTCCTGCGGCGGTTATGATTGTGTACCCCGAAACAGGTCCAGCGGGCGTCGAATCGTTGAGCCTCGCAAGCGTATTGATGACACCAGTTACAGTCAAAATAGCATTTGTTAGGAGATTTCGGAGCATGAAGCCGCCAACGAAATATGCGCGGGTGTTGACAGCAAGTGCTACCATCCCAGCGCGAATCCGGTTCAGAGGTGAAGTAAGATTCATCCCAGAAAAATTCACTTGGGCACGACCTGTCCGTCAACAACCTTCCAGTTCTCCGCGCAGTTAGAGCACAAACCGCCTGTTGGCGCAGATACATTATGTGCCCCACACCGCTTACAGCGTCGAGATGTGATCGCTATCTTAGCCATTTTGCTGCTCTTCTTTAGTGTTGTACCTAGCCTGTGCCCTATCCTGCGACGATCCTCGTTCGAGCAATATATCAGCGAAGCTTCCCGTAGATTTTAGTCTACTATTTTCCGCTGCACAGAATTTTACCGCACGCGCTTCGAGTTCAAGGGTTTGCTTCCATTCAGCCCCACCCATCTTAAAAGCTGCAAGACTCTGAGCTAGATCGAGCACTGTATCCCACTGATCTCTAGATATCTGTAAGTAAGTACCGCTCGCATCAAGCAAAGGTGCATTGCCAAGCACTGTAACTCCTATCGAGGAATTTACTGGAGCAGCAAGGAAATCAATCCCCGCCGCAACGATAACAGGTCCAAAAGAAGTTGGATTCAAATCCCATCCAACCGAGTACCTATCAGTTTCTTCGAGGGAATCTACGCTGCAGGCGACACCATCGACATTACCAAGCATGATCCATGGAGTTTTTGTGATAAGTCCCAAGTAATCTTGATACCTTTTCATACAATATGCGGAACGTTCTCGATCTGTTGCTTCCGTGTCCCTTCCCAGCAAGTCTGCCAGCGCTCCATACTCAAGGATGAAGGCCCAATCATTGGGAATACCAAGCAAAGTAGCAGCAGGAGGTACGAAAGGCGATCCTGATTGAGACGTAACCGCCTCATAAACTCCCGGCTGATTCGGAGTGATATCCACGTCAAAAGACAAAGGTGGTTCTGAGGATAATTGAAACGTCTGCGGAGTTCCTGACGGCAACTGGTAAAGTGGAGACTCAAAAAATTCGAGAGCTACCGTATCATCCCTGTACAGAGTCGTCGGAGAATAAAAACTGATTACTCCTGACACCGTGCCCGTGTTTGGCAGGGAAAGATTCACCGTAGTTCCACTAATATTAGAAACTGTTGCCCAAGGCGCTATTCCAGCACCAGAAGCCAAGAGTCCCGTCGCGACACCATACGACGAGGAAACGACTATCGACCTCGCTCCGCTTGATCCTGTCGCCGTAGGAGATGCCTGTAATGCTAGATAGCGGACACGCGGCACATCTAAGGTAGTATCTGGAAGATAAGTTCTACGGGTATTCGGCGTTAACGGAATATTTTGAAGCAAAACATCATTGCACGCGCTAACTTGCAATATTTCATTCCTGCGCGTTTGTAGTGCATTTACTAAGTCAGACAAGGCGAACTGGGTCGTTCCTGTCCACACCCCACCTGTCGGAGGCTCCAGAAGGTAATATTCGAGCATCGTGTAGGACTGTATATCCGTAGCCGTCCGCAAGCGCGGCGAGCCCGCTAGAGAACCAAGAGAATTCCATAAATTGGAAGAAGTAAATTGAAAATCCGTCTTCCAAGTATTTGTAAGTAGATTGAATTGCTGAAGTGCTCGGTAAATATACAATTCCAATTCAGCAGCAGTCCAAAAGACCATGGAAGGATCGGAAAGCCTAGCGGCTAACTGAGAGACACCTGCGGTAAGGCTTAACCATGAGTACGAACCATTGGGCATATAACCATCTTAGCCCCTTTTCAACGTGAGCTTTTTCTTTCCAGAAGCCTTTTTCTTTCCACCTTTGGAACTACCACCTGCAAGACAGGAGTTAGAAATCTTCAGCGCTTCAGGACGATCTTTCGCGATATACCTTTTCGACCAGTATTCGCCGTCACCACTTCCGCTACCGGAAGCATTAACGATGTAGCCATTCTCTGCATCGTCGATATTTACGCTCAGATGGCCTCGTTCCCCACTGCTTGGCACAGCCATTCCAGCGCTCGAACCTTTGCTCTTCTTCCGCTTCGCCATCGAACCTCCTATGCCTTACGCGACATACGCTTCCGCGTTGACTTGCCTTTAGCCTTCTTTAGATTTCCATGCTTAGCTTTGCCCATAAACCGCAGAGCCAACCTACCACGGGAGGCAATCTTCTTTGAAGGCGACTTAGCTTCTGCTTTCGCTTCGGCTAACGTGGAGCGCCCATGCTTTTTCGCAGCGTTCTTTACGGCTCCGGGCCGCTTGACTGCTGTTCCAAGCCATTTATCGATAGCCATCGGACGCCTCCGAAGTTAGCACTTCACCATAACCTTCTTGGCGCGGTTCTTTCCGCCAGTCAATTTCTTGACGACGTGCTTCGAACTTGGATGATGTCCTGCCTTGGTCGTGCTGGCGGACATAACGAGCTTCGTTTTCTTGTGCTTAGCCATTTTGATTCTCCTGTCGCGTTGAAATGTTTACTTCTTCGATACCTTCTTGTGATGAGTCTTTTTGTGGCGCTTCTTTGACTTCTTTTTGGCAGGTTGTCCGGTTGCGGAAATCAGCTTCCGCTTCTTTCCACCGATCTTCATATCGCCGCCATCGTGCTCTCCGGTCATCATCTGCTCAATCGACATTGAAATCTCCTGTGATCCAAAATAAAAAGACTCGAACCGAAGTCCGAGCCTACACCTCATCCGTTTCCACGGGGGTGCGAATCTCACTGCTGTACAGTAGAGCATATCGCAAATCATTTGTCACTACGAATTTTTTTTGGCGCAGATTATTATTGACACACAGAGGCAAAAGGCGCAGTATTACATTTATGGAGGTAATCTTCTAAATGACGCACCTAGAGTTGGAAGAGATTGAGAAGCTGGCGAATGCTGTCGATGCGCCCGATGATTGGTACACCGGGGCCGAATTGCAAGGCGTATTCGGGGACAAAGGAAACACCTATGATTGTGCCTACATCGCCAAGATGTCCCCCTCCACCGCAGACCGGATGGTCAAGAGGATAAGGGAGTTGGAGTGCGAAAAAGAGATGCGAGATTTGGAAATTAAGATTCTCCTATCTGCGGTCAAAATAAACACCAGAAGAACAATCCGTGCGGCCCTAGCAGTTTCAGGAAAGGATGTGGGGAAATGAGCGATCAATATTGTCCCCTCTGTATCACGCGTCGCATATGGTGCCGCCGTTGCAAAACGACCCACTGTACTTGCACTTGGAATTTGTGCGCGCGCAAGCCCAAAATGGTTATTCACCGGTTTATTGTGCGTCCTGGCCCCTTTGGGGGGATTCTAACCACAACATTGTGTGGGCGCATGAATCGCGCCTGCAATGACGGTATTAATTCAGGTGACGGGGCGCAGGTTACTTGCAAATTTTGTATTAAGATAGCCGCCGCTCGTGGTGAAGGGAGTAAGCAAGATGGCGAATAAGATTGAGTACGATAGAGCCCTAGCCACGATTGCCGACCTCCGCAGGCAGCTAGAAGAAGCCCTCAATACCTCCACAGGCTGGAAGATGTGCGCGGACAAATGCAACGAGGAGTTCGCGCTTGCGGTGAAGAGGGACGGGGCGATCAAAGAAGCGGGCTTCGCTGAGGGAATAAGGAAGGCGAGCGGGCAGACTGTCGAAGATAACTCGTTACGGTGCCACTCTACCTAGCTTGGATCGGCATTAGTTGTCATCGCATCGCAACCGCCTTAGAGAAGAAGAACGGAGACCTGAAATGAAGCAGTGGACGCAGAAAGAGCGAGAGAAAGCGGCGCAGCAGGTATTTTTTCAGAAGTTCGGTTGTGCTTGCGACGACCCTGAATCAATCCGAAGATGGGCGTGTAATAGCTATTCCGACTTCTCGCGATTGATCGGCCGCCAATGCGAAATCAACGAGGTGCGGGAGTTGCTGGAGAATTCGGCGTACAACGGCAGTTATACGGATCAAGAAGCGGCAGAATACACAGCCAAGAAGCGCGAATGGCTCGAACGCAACAAGGAGAACCAATGAAGCTACTACTCGCACCGCTATCGCTGTTGATGATGTTCCTCGGGCCGCAGGCGCAGCAAAAACCAGCGCCTATAACGGTTCCCGACACCGTCGCTGCCGGAATCCTTACCTGCGGCGACGCTAAAAATCCTTGTTTCACGATAAGCGCCTCACCCGAACCGCCGCCCGAAACTTTCACCCACTCTTCGGAGAAGGACGGCTTCAGCGACTACACGCTGCACCTGCATCCTGACTGG